AATCTTTTGTGATAGAGTTTCTTTCTAAAGTCATTAATGGGTATATAATAGCGCCATTGTCATCTCGTAAATCTTTATGCTGTTTGATTTGGGCTGCTCTTTCCGCTGCTACCCAGATTACAGGAACTTTTTTAAAACCTTTGTTTGTTTCAGTGTGGATGTTTAACGTATCATTAATATAATCTAGCATCGATGCGTCAATATCTTCTATTGTAGAAGGCATTAATAATTCTTCTTTTACATGTAGGTCTTTATTGGGCATCGAAATTTCCTCTTCTAGATTTAATACAAGCTGCGGAGACTTCCAAACTCTTACCTGCTTGACCGAAGATCTCTCTTGGCTCGGACAAGGTTACAATTTCATAATATTCGTCGTCGTATAAAACAAAATCACCCTCTCGAACATATAAGTCTTGATCTTCAGTGAGCCTTCTTTTGTGAAAGTGTACGTTGATAGAATAAATCTTGTCTAATCCATACTTGTCGGTTGTTGTTTCGATACCGCCATATTCCACTAAGGCATATACTCTAATGGGAGACAAAAAGTTTTTATTTATTGCCTCGCCGTAAACAGGGTGAAAATTTGTATGTTCCTGACTGATAGGATAGTAAAGAATTTGTTGTCCAATGACTCTCTCAATAAGCTCGTCATTGACTTGTTTTACAAGATCTCGCTCTTTTTCTCCTAGAAAAAGCGGAGGAGGGGGTTGATCTGGCTGGGTCCATTTATCTTTTGGCACAAGTCATCCTCCTATCCTTGAAAAATACCGACAGGTACTTTTTGCATTGTTTCTAGTGCGTTGGTTGTAATATTGTTTTGTTTCTCGCTAAGTTTTTCATATGTAAGTTCGTCAAGAACTGTTTTAAGTTCTTCTCTGAGAGCTTCCTTTTCTGTTTGAGCTTGAGATAAAAGATCAGAAGCATTAAGAGTTACATCATTACCTGGAATGGGTATAGAGCCAAACTTTCCTCGGATCTGACCAAGAGTTTCTTTGGAAATAGCGAGAGAAAATCTTCTAATCCACTGTTTACCGATCGAGTTGATACTATTATATGGAAGATTGGAAAAAGGCAGTGTGTTCATGTTGTTGACGCCCGTAAGTCCACTTTCTGCTGCATCGTCTTCAACCCAAGGGTTGGCTTTTACAGTGAATTCAACCCAAAATTTACTTGGGAAATTCTGTGTCTCTGGAGGCGGGAAGATTCTCAATCGATTATTCTTAATTTCATAAGAATATTGAGATGTTCTAGTGTAGATTGCATCTTCGTAAGCCATTGCTTGCAACTTATTTTGCCAAACTGGAACGATTTCGAACTGGGAGTCGTCGGCGTATTGACCATAAGTGGACATATTGCCGATAGTGTTCAATCCTCCATAATAACTATAGAATCTCCACTGAGCGTAGGGTGTCTTATAAAATACTTTTCGAATAGTTACTCTTTTATTCCCTACTTGATTGAAATAAAGAGCATTGGTATCAGTAGCTGCCGATGAAGAGATGATATTTTGAAGATCGTAATCTTGTTGATCAGTTACTACGTCGAAGGAAGCAGAATAGATTGGCTCTATACCCCCTATATCGGCTTCTGTAGACGTTTTCTTGCCTACTCTAAGGGCATAGTCAAAAGAAAACTCAGGATACTGTAGAGAGGCTGTGATGCCTAGTAGAGCGGAATCTGATGTTTGTTGCCCATCTTGATTAAAAGTTCCTGTTGCAGCGCCGAGAGCGTTAGGTAAAGTATTCTTTGCTTGGTGAATATTTACTAAATAAGAATATTCTAATACAGCGTCTTCATAGTGAGAATAAACATCTTTCTCAGTAAGCTCGATATCTAATACTGCGCCTCCGATCTTCCGGTAAGTGTAAGTTACTTGATCTGCTGCGCCTGAAATAAAGTTAACATCATAAAGATCCGATGAATCATCAACATACACTCCTAGTGCGTATAAAGAACCAGATGCGGCAGTATCAGTATTCCCTGTCGCCGGTAAGATCACCTTCGACATCTGACTTACTGGAGTTAAGGTAGGTGGTGCTGACATTAGTGGTATTCTCCTATATCAGAGTAAATAGTACAGAAAACCACATAATGGTAAAAAACGCGCTGTTTAACTAACCAACTTACTTTTTCTTTTTCTTATTAGGCTTTAAAGTTTCTTTAGCCGTAGTTTTTATAGTTGATTTCTTTTTTTCGGTCTTTGGAGTTGCCATGACAGCGGGGTTTTTAATTGGCTCAGGCTGTGGTGTGGGTTTTCTAATTTCCACCGGGGTTGGGGGCGGTTGCTTAACCTCTACAGGTTTAGGTGTAGGTTTCTTAGCTTCAACAGGTGTTGGAGCGGCTGTATTTGTGTCTGTGTTGTTTGTTTGATTGCTTAAGTGGCGCGGATGTTCTGCGAATTTCGACCTAAACATTTGTCTTTTTTTCTTACCCATTATAAATCTCCTTGGATATTATAAATAGTTGTAAATAAACCAAAAAACAAAAAAAACCCCCTTCCGAAGAAGGGGGATAAATATAGATTTATATTTTGTTTAGATTACGAGACAGTTGGTGTATCGTTTAGCCATCCTTTGACATACCAGTTGGTGCCATCAGAGACAAACGTTAAGCAATCTCCAACCGCAGGGTTGGCTAGTGTGATTGACGTTGCAGCGTTAACTGCGGAGCGATCGACAGGTGACGCGGTGGAATCATTTGCATTATCATAAATTCCACCATAAATAAGGCTGTTTCCACCGTTAACAACGTGAGCTTGTGCTGTAAAAGCAAAAACCTCAAATTCGGCTCCTGCTTGAACTGCGGGTAATGTAATGGTAGAAGCGTTACTTCCAGCCATAACTACCAATGCACCCGAGTCCGTAGATACGAGGGTTTGTGATGCACCAGCACCTGTTAATTTAATGACCTGTCTTTCAGCACCTTTGATAGTGGAGCCATTCATCTGTAGCTCTCTCTTTAAACCTTCAATTAATGCTTGCGTTCTTGCAAGTCCTACTCTTTTCGATCCCATAGTTTAAAATCCTCCCTTGGTTATACCATTTTTAATCATATTAAAAACTATATGGTGTAGGTTTCCCTACGGTGTAAATAGTTTCTTTGATTTTTAAACATAAAAAAACCCCGGCTGAATTAACAACCGGGGCTCTTTTTACGAAACGCTATGGCTTATTAGCTTGCGCCGGATTCTCCAAGGAGACCACGGACAATAACAAGACCGTACATATCAGGACGGACCATCTTCTTCGCGTATCGAGTCATCACGCCTTTACGGGGCACGAAGTCTTCAGTACCGAAGATAGTTGGTGTTACCTGGAGAGGTACATATGGAGCGTAAACATATCCAGACTCAAGGAATCCAGAACCTTTGCGACCAACAAGAACAACGTTACGTGGGAAGTATGGGTCAACATGGACATCCCATTTGTTATTCAATGTACCTGTCTTCATCGCACCGATTGTACCTTTGGTATCATCAGCAGTCACAGTAGCACGGAAGCCAGCAGTGAATTCCATGACATTGGCGACTTCAGGTCCGCAAACAACGAAGTTTGCACCACCACGAAGTGTCTTACGGTGAATCTGAGCACTTACATCATTGATAGTTTCTAGAAGTGTCTCGTACCATTCGCTAACTGTACCAGTAAAATCAGGAGCAGCAGAAGCGGAACCAATTTCAGCACCAGTTGTTCTGTTAACGAAAAGACCTGTAGAACGACTCCAGTAGTAAGTACCAGCTTTAGCGCCCTTAATGAGGTCTTCGAGGATCTCTTGATCAATCTCAAGAGCGATTTGCTCAGAAAGAATGCTTGTAAGTTCAACTTCAGCATCGAGGTTATGGTAAGCGTTAAGATCTTGACCAAGTTCTGGCGTCCACTTTGCCTTGAGCTTTTTGGTCAAAGCTGTAACAGCAACGGAATCGACTTTGATGTCGATCTCAGGAATACCAGTATTAGCCTCAAGTTCCCAAGCAGTAGTACCAACAACAGAGCCAAGAGCGCCGCCAGCGACGAAATTATCATCGATGACGTATCCTAGAGTAATAACAGAACCAGTCATGTTAACAAGACTTGCGGCGTCCGCCTCTGCGGGGGGTCCTGTTCCGGCTGCGGTGATATTACCAAGTGTCACTGATTGTCCAGCAGAAGCTGTGGATGCGAATACCATAGTAAGCTTGAAATTAGCACTAGAAGGATCACTTCCAACAGAACCAGAAGAAATCTGGGTCAAACGACGTGTTGCATTGTCACAAAATGTTGAAGCGGAATCGCCTTCAATAGCAACCAAGTTTTTAAGATTAAGCTGCGCAAGAGAAGCAACGCCTGCCGCAGCAGCCGAGTTAGACCCTGTAATTTCAACAACAACAACTGTACGATCTTTAAGATCAGGGTCATAATTGCAGAGGCTATCAAGAGTTGCTTGTTTTGCAATAGTAAGTGGGTGGTCACCAGAAGCTGGGGAAGCACCTACTGTACCAGAAGCAACAACAACGATTGCAGCGTTACTTGTACCATCGGCAAAGCCCTCGATTAGTGTAGAGCCAGTTGGGGAAGAGTACCCGTTGTTAAGAGAGTAAGGACCCGTTTCGGCATTAACTCCTGTCAAATCAACACCACCTGTAATCTGGCTAGCAACAACTCCGCCGCCGTAGAGGGAAGTATCTGCTGGGTATAGATCTAACTTTGGAGTTAGTGGGGACACTTGAAAGTCCATGAAGAAAATGAGACCCGATGGGAGACTCATAGGTTGGACGCTAACAAGATCATTAGCAATAAGACCACCGAATACACGGCGGACGATTGGGAAAGCAACCGAAGCAAAACCTTCGACATCACCAGCAGCCATGCTGGATTGCTCTCTAAGCAGTTGTGCTGCTTGGTTTTCTAAAAGACGAGCCATTCCTTGACGCTTGTTCTCGTCTCCCATTCCTTCAAGAAGTCCGGTGCGCTCCCACTTTTCGAGGAGGGCATCTCCTTCTTGCTGAAGATTCCTAGTTTGGATACCTTCAGTAAGTTTTTGTAAAACAGACATTTTTAATTCTCCTTATAGATTTTAGTTTGTTTTTATAGACCTGCTAAAATTTTCCATCGGTCAGTTGCAGGAGAAGTTTTATCTTTCTTGCTTTCTGACTTAGGTAAATAAGTTGAAGAATTTTTTGTAACTGCTTCGCTCAGTGATTGTGGCTGTTTTACTTTAGCAGAGGTGCCCACTGCGCTTTGAAGTGTCTCAAAGATAATCTTTGCTTCTTCAACAGAACTGGCTTTAGACAAAGCTTCGACAATTTTAATTTTTTGTCGCTCATTCAAGGAGGTGTTTGTTAAAACCTTGTTAGTATATAACAAGCGTGCATTTGCAGTTGCAGTTTCTTTCAAAACATTATGCACCTTGTTAAGTGTTTCGTTTAGTTTTTCATTTCGTGCTTTGAGATTTTTATTCTCATTTGTAGCTTCTTTTACTCTTTCGATTTCGCTTTCAAGAGCTTTTTGGTACTCTTCAGTACCGGAAAGGGCAGGATCAGACTCAACCCATCCAGCTTTTGGAAGAGGATCTGCGATGTCCACTTTTACTTCTTCGGAGAGATCTGCAATGATTTCAGATACAACATCAGCAATAGTATCTTCAGTAATGTCGAGTTCTTCTTCGTTGCAAGGAACATGATCGCATTTTTCGTCTTTATCATCGCCGTCGTCATACTTCCCTTTTTCTTCCTCAATAGCTTCATCTGTTTCTAAAAAGGATGCTAGGGCATTTTCATCAAGCTCGATTTCTTCGGGAACAATATCCTCTGCGACCTCGTGGCGGTCCATCAAATCTTCAGCAGTAATTTTACCTTCTTCTTCTTCTTCGTCTCTCATATCTTCTAAGACGCCTGTAAGATCGATAACAACTTCTTCATCATCCTTTTCATCTGGACAAGGGCAATCCTCATCGTGCTCATGATGATCATCAGATACAGCATACTCAACTTCATCAGCAACTGTTTCTTCTTCCTCTTCTTCGTTAAGAGGTACTGTATTTAAAATCTCTTCTACTGCCTCTTTGATCTGAGTAGAATATTTTTCGATAACAGAAGCTTCAGCATTTTTCAGTGCAACTTCTCTAAGTGCTTCTGCATCAATAATAGCTTGTTCTAGCATAGATGACATTTTGGTATCCTCCGAATAAAATTAGTCTCTAGTAAATAGTATCTTATTGCTCTAAAAGACTTAAATGAAAAATTTTATAAAATACAAATAAAAAAACCGGGAGGTGGTATTCCTCCCGGCTTAAACCTACCGGGGGATGAACCCCCGGCAGGAATAATAAAAAGTAGTTATTACTACTTGTCTTCTAAAAGGCTAGGTTGCTCAGAAGTAAGATTTTGAACTACAGATTGTAGTTTTTCAATCTCGCTCTGCTGTTGCTTCATAGCTTCAACAAGAACCGAAGTTAAACGACCGTAGTCGATACCTTCAGCACGTCCGTCGTGTCCGAAAGACACAACTTCAGGAACGATTGCTCCAACTTCTTCAGCGATAAACCCGACGTCTGCCTGTCCAGTTCCTTTCCAATCGTAAGTAACACCACGAAGTGATTTTACAGTTTCAATTGGGTTTTTAACTGTCTTGACGTTAGTCTTGTGACGAGCCGATGAGTAAGTAACCCATGCGCGAGCACGAGCATCACCAGTCGTTGGAAGTTGCAAGAGGTAACCAGCAGCGTTGGCTGTACCAGCAATTTCAACACCAGCAGCAGTCGTAAGGTTAAGAACGCCAGTAGCGGACTCAACTTCATCAACGTAAGCTGTGCGGAACTGAAGTGCGCTTGTTCCTAAGTCACGAGCACTATCCGAAGAAGGCACGAGGTCAGAATCAAAGCGACCGGTTGCGGTGATGGTATCAGAGGTAGCGTCACCGAGGTCAACATCTCCACCAGCAGCAAGGCTTGTGAAAGTACCAGCGGCGGCGCTGTTAGCACCGATTACTGCTCCGTCGATTGCACCAGAGTCTACATTGATGTTTGTAATAGCTTGGCTATTTGCATCAAGTGCAGCACCTAGCTGACCGATCTGCGCTTCGTCGAGGTAAGCAACGCCATCAATGTAGAGATCTTTCCACTCAAAACTGGCGTGTCCTAAATCAA